GCACCCACTGGTAAGGTTCACCCAAAGCAGAAAATTGAACCGAGGTGCCAAAAGCAAAAAACAAATGCTGTTTGTGGACTGCAACGTGGTCAGGCGTATCGTCTACCATGCCGGTGTCAATCGGCACGTATACCGAACCATCAAACTCAAAACCCCGGTTCACGCTATCCGCGCCATAAGCACGTAGCTGGTTATTAACGCCGCCAAAGTTACCTAGAACCATTTCAACCCGGCCACCGGGTAGTAACGTTATTGCCGTCTGTGCGGCCACGCAAACAGCCTTGGTGGCTGCCAGCACCTGCAAATTCTCGGTCGGCGTGAAGCTGCCTGTCGCACTGGCAAAGACCAAACGTCCTACAGCAGTACCTGCGCCCCACGATCCAGACTCCAGCACCACGCGTGTTATGACAGCGGAGAAACCGCTGGTAGCCCCTGTGACCGTGTCGCCTTGAAATATCTCAGCCGTACCGGTGTTAAACGCCATTTCAAAACCCAGCGGCACGTTGGTCCAACCGGATGTGCTGGATTTGTAAATCGCCATTGCCGTGACACCGACATTATCCCGCCATGCGTAGACTGTGTTCTGCAGCTCAATCACGCCACGGATAGGGCCGCTACCCGGTACCGCGCCGATATCAGTCCGGTAAACGTCAGCCGCAAGATTTAGATACTGCGCTTGCTGTTGCGTAGTCAAAGTGCCTGCGGGTGACAGTGAGGCAACAGTACCTTGCGGCACCGACGAAACTTCAAGCGTTTCACTGACCGTAAATATTCCGGTGGCTTTAGTGTAGTAAACATCATCGTCAACAACGGCAATGACGGTACCGCTTTCACCCGATGTACCGCCGACGATTACGTCGCCTACAGAAATAGCGCCGGTAATGGTTGCACGCAAAGCTGTGTAAGTTGCGTTGGACGGAGCAGGCTGACCGTCGTAGCGTTCGTAACCAGATATCCTAGTGTAACCACCGGTGATTGACGCTTCAAAATTAAAAGCTTCTCTTGCAACGCCAGCAGGCAATGCCAGTGTTGGTGTAATGAGGTCAAGTCCACCTTTGAGGTAGACCAGATCGTAGTTGACTTGCGGCGCAGGCATTGGCATGGATGCCTCTCCTTACGCCAAAGGCGGACCGCTAACCATCGTGGGGAGCTGGTCTATATCCAGACGTGAATACAAACGCTTGTACTCAAACTCGCCCCGAGACATGACCTCTGGTGCTGCTTCGTATCCTGCGTAGTACATCATCGCCCGGTAAACGATGATCATGTGAAAGCGGCTTGGTAAAGCCGGCACATCACCGTCAACCGTCAGCGGTACCGGCTGGGTGTAATACTCGCCGTTGATGACGTAGGGGATGTCGGGTATCGCACCGAAGCCAAGGTTCTTGTGCGGATCAATCGTGACGACGACAGGGCGCGTGTAGGTGTTGCGCATGTTCGCGTAGATGTACAGGTTGCGGAACGTCGTCCACTCCATGTAATTCATCAACTGTTCGTCGGTGTAGTTTGACCCCACGCTCGAACACCGGAAGCTGTCACGCTTCCAGTTTCCGAACGTGTCCATGGTCAAACCGGCTTCCACCGGTGTGTAGATTTGTTGCAGAGCAACGGTGTTAAATACAAACGGTTCCCGCAAAAACAGCCAGTCTTCCTTGCTTGTCTGAATATCGATCCAAGCCTGCTGAGTCCACGAAACCATGCGTGCGTTTTCGCTGCCGGCAAGCTGGCCGGCAACGGTGGTCAGAGGTGGGCCAGATACGCCGCACTCGACGCGCAGCTGGTTGACTAGCTGTAGGAAGTTCATGCAGGTTCAGCCAAGACGTTGTTCAGCCAAGCACGGCCACGGGGATTTTTGTCCTCGACCAGATCGAACGGATAGGCCAAACCGTGGCGTGCGTTCATGACGATGCGGTCAGGCTCCGATGGGTTCGGTGTGGATTGGCTGTATTTGGTTTCCTTCATGCGTGCAAGAATCTCCACGTACTTACGCTTAACTTCGGTGGGATAGCCGCGCACGATGGGCTGGTTCATGCCGTTGCAGTTGACAATGACTTGAGGTGCTTGATTCTCATCGGTGGTTGCATGGATGAGGACCGTGACGATCTCGTTCATGAATGACTCTTCAGCTGCCAACTGACGAAAATCTTTGGTCTCTGCGACCGTTTCGATGACCGGTTCGTCATCGCTAATTTCAATTCCTGTCATTTTATTTTTAGTCATTTGCCATTCTCCTTACGTTGAAAAACACAAGCCGTCAAAAAAGGAAGGCCACCGAAGTGGCCTTCCAAAGGGTCCCTCGGAGGAGGAGACGGCAACCTTACAGTGCTGCGCCGGGCATGACTGAGCAGTCGTAGTAGGTGTCAGTGACACCTGCTGCGCCCAGATCGGTGGTGCCGGGGGTGAACGTGGTCGAGCTGTTAGTCACAACCTTGATCAGGCCAACCAGTGCCACGTTAGCGGTGGTCTGGGTTGGGACTGGGCAAGGGTCAGCAGCGTCAACCACTGGGCCACGGGTGTTGCTGAGATTACCGTTGGTGTCGATCCAGACAGCGTACAGGGCTGCGCTGGAAGGGGGAACGGTGCCGGCAGCAGCCGTCATGGCGATGTTGTCAGTAGCGCCCTTGGACTTGAACACACCGTTGATGGTGTAAGCCAAAGTAGCCGTGGTCTTGTAGGTGTTTGCGTTGGTACCTTCTGCAAGGCCGGCCGCAGTCAGCGACTGGAAGCCGCTGTTAATTTGCTCAATGTTGTATGACATGGTGTTTCTCCTTAATCTTCAAGAGTCGGGGTGACAGGCGCTGCTGTGGTCGGCGTAACAGCGTTATCGTAATCGTCGATAAGCTGGTTCACGCTGGCAGTCAGTGCTGCGATATCGGTCAGGATAGCGATCAGCAACGGACGAATCTCACGCGAGGTGAGAAGGTCCGGCACTTTGGCCATCCGCTGGTTAATGCTTTCAGACATGGCGTTTTCCTTTGAGGTGAATGCCGGGGCGTAGGCCCCGGCTAGTCATTACAGAGCGGTCACACCGGCTTCGATACGTGCCATCCATGCGTCGTTCAGACGCACGCTGGCAAACCATGTCGAAGCACCAACGTAGCCAAACTGGCCCAGTGGGTTGGCGTGGTTGGTCTGAGAAGCTTTCAGGACGACAGGCTTGATGGCCTGCATGCCCTTCAGTGCAACCTGACCCCAAGCGTCTTCACCGATAACCAAGAACGGATAAACGTCCACGTTAGCAGCACCGACCGACAGCATGCCGTTCAGCGTGCCCGAACCAGCAGCAGCGAACGAAGTCAGCAGAGGCGAAGAGATGAAACGGAAGTCTTCGCATGCGCCGATCTCGCGATCGTGGATAGGCTTGAATGAACCGTACTCTTCAACGCGGGTGAAGCCGGGAAGGTTACGGACATCAGCAACAGCGTCAGTGTGGCAGAACACAACGTAGGCTGGCTGCACAGCACGGGTACCGAAGTTGACGCCGGGGGCGAGACGCGAAGTCACGCGGCGGCAACGGTTCGATTCCAGTGTACGTGCGGCTTTACGGATAGCGTTCAGGCTGATCGCGGTGTTGACTGCAGCGCGGCTGGTGCCGTTTGCGTAGACAACTGTCGAGCCAGCTTTCAGAACACCGTAACGGACCAGTTCCATTACCTCGGCCAGAGTCTCGCCAGTCAGCTTGACCATTTCGCCGGGGATGTCGTCTTCATACAGCTGCTCAACTTTGGAGCTGTACTTGAACAGGATACCGTACTGCTGCAGAGTCACGGTCACGTCTTGGAACGAAATCGTGTTGCTGTTAGGTGTAACACCTTCAGCCAAGATGAAGTTCGAAGCGGTGACTTGTGGTGTGCCCTGATAGCGTGCAGAACCTTCAATCGTGGTGCCAACAGTCGATGCGCCGAAAGGCAGCGTACGACGGAAAACCAGAGTGTCGGTCGAGTTCATCGGCATCTCGCGCTGGGTACCGAAGTCGCCCAGAACGGTGATGGGTTGTGCATGCTCAAGCATGCCTTGTGCCGCACGGATAAGGTTACGCGAGGCAACTGTGCCGTAATTTTGAATGGCCATTGCTATTTCCTTTACATGATTAAGTTAAAACCCGCGCTGCGCTTTTGTCTTTTCGCGCTTTGCGGCTTCGTAGTTCCAAAGCTCTTCAGGCGACATGTCGTCCATTGTTTTGGGCGGCGGTGTCTGGCCGGGTCGAGTTGTCGCAGCAGCAGAGAGTCTCTGGCTGCGCTCTTGCTTGATGTCCGACGCTGAACGTCTCTTCGTATCATGGAACATGTCCAACATACGAATCGCGTCTCGCGCTGATGTGCTGTCTGCCAAAGCACGAATCTCTGGCGTTTGTACGGTAAACCACTGGGTGAATTCCAAACTGTTGACCAGTTCTTTCCAGTTGTCGTACTTGTCATCGATACGTGATTCTTCGAAGGCTTGTCTCATCTCCGATTTGGTTTGTTCGACCTGTTGCTGAACATATCCTGTCACCTGTTCAGGTGTCAGCATGCCGTTCTGCGGCCGTACAGACCCAAGCTGAGATGCTACATACTCCTCCATCGCACCAGCCCACTCGGGGAAATCCTGCTTGAGCTGCTCCCACTTTTCCGGGTTCTTGGCTGCATTAACGATCTGTCCCTGCGAAGGGGCTTCTTGCGGGGCAACTTGTTGCTGCGCCACTCGGGCCTGCTGGAACTCTCGCTGCATTGCGGCCACGCGACCCTCGGCGGTCTTTACATGGTGCAGCAGTTGAGCATTGGCCTCTGCCAGTTGATCGATCTGAGCAAGCTTCGCTCTCACGGCCTCTGGTAGGCTGGCCAGTGGGTCTTCCGGTTCTACGTCGGGCGCGGCTTCTTCAGCAATCGGTTCGTCTTCCAGCAGCGGTTCTTCCGGTGCTGTGGCCATTGGCTGATCTGCGGACTGATCGTCAGCATCCAGTTTTGCGGCCTCTTCGTTCCAAAGCTGTTGTGCTTCCTCCGGCGATAGTTGGTTTTCTTCCACTTTGCTCTCCAATAAAAAAGCCATCTTTCGATGACTTTGAACAACGGTTAAGCGGGATTATTCGTCCGGCTCAACCACCACACCCCGAGTTGCCGCATTGGGCAAGTCGAGAAATCTTTTGATGAAGCGAATTTCACCGCGCAACAACGTCGTCTCGGTGTCGGAGAGATTGACGGCGTCGTTCTTTTCGCGGCACTTCTGCAGTTGGTCTTCAGCCCATCTGCGCAGTACATGCCACTCTGGCGAATTGAAATTCATCATAGTAAAAAAGCCAGCTTAAAGCTGGCTTCGTAAAAATTTTGGACGCGAGGTCCCTGCAAAAATTTTACATTCGATCGTAGGATTTGTGCAACATTTTTTATTTGCACAATCTTGCTCTCGTTTGCCGCATCAATACC